ATATTACAAATAAAATAACAATTACGAATGAAGATAATATGCTTTTAATGGCACGTTACCCCGATAACTATTTTGATTTGGCAATAGTTGACCCGCCTTATGGGATAGGAATGCATAAAGCTCAAGGAACTACAAAAGAAAAACCTAAAAAATGGATAGGTAAAGATTGGGATAATGAAACTCCACATAAAAAATATTGGGACGAATTATTTAGGGTTTCAAAAAATCAAATAGTTTGGGGTGCTAATTATTTTATGGAGTATTTAGATAGTGGCAATAAATGGATTGTTTGGGATAAAATGTTAGACCAAGACCAAAGTCATTTTGAATTAGCTTGGACTTCTTTTATAGGAGCTGAAAGAATTTATAGGTATTCAAGAAGTAAATTACAAGGTTTTATGAATCCTAATAGATTTCACCCAACTGAAAAACCTATAAATCTTTATTCTTTTTTATTACAAGAATTTGCAAAGGAAGGAGATAAAATTCTTGATACGCATTTAGGTTCAGGTTCAATAGCAATAGCGTGTCACGATTACGGATTTGATTTGACTGCTTGTGAATTGGATAAAGAGTATTACGATAAGTCTATTGATCGAATTAAAAACCACGTGGCACAATTAAAAATGTTTTAAAATGAAGTGCAAAAACTGTAAAGATAAATTTGAGCCTAAAACTTTCCTGCAAAAATTTTGTATGGTAAAACCTGAATGCGTGGAAATATTTGTAAGCGAAGTAAAGGATAAGCAATGGAAAAAAAAGAAATCTGAAATGAAAAAAGATTTACTTACAAACTCCGATTATCTAAAATTAGCTCAGGCAGTTTTTAATAAATTTATTCGTTTACGTGATCAAGGGCAGATGTGTATTTCATGTGAGAAAAAAGCATTAAAAGAAAATGCCGGACATTACTTTTCTTCAGGTGGACATAGCAATTTAAGGTTTGATGAGGATAACGTACACTTGCAATGCGAATATTGCAATACTTATCTAAGTGGTAACCTGCTGAATTATCAGGTAGGAATTGAAAAAAGGATTGGAGGGGAACGTTTAATAAAATTGCATGAAAAAGCACATGTTACAAAGAAATGGTCTAAAGACGAACTGGAAAAATTAATAACTAAATACAAAGCAAAATGCAAGGAATTGACGAATTAATAGAAGAAGTAATTACTATTGTAGAATGGTATAAATGTTTGCCAAAAGATTACTCAAATATAGAAGACCTAATGTATGCAAGGCAAAAAATTTGCGGTAATATGTTTATGCTATCAGTTGAACTGGGTAAAGCAAGGCAAACCTGGAAAGAATACGAATACACAACGGAATCAGTACGCAGGAAAACAATGGCAGAAATGTTAGTTGAGGGAAATGCAATAGGGAAATCCGATGCGTATGCCAGAGCTGATTCAATGATAGCAATGGAGCAACAACAATTATCAGAGTCTTATTTTTACAGATTAAAATTTATGTTTGATTCAAGTCAAGACGTAAATAATACAATCATGCAGCATATTAGCGTTTTGAAAAAGGAGCGTGAAAATACACCACAATACACATAAATAAAAAAAAAAAACTTTTTTTGTTGTATATATAAAATAAATATATATATTTGTACCGTAAACGAAAATTAATTATTTATGAAAAACTTGTATTTAAAACTTGCTGAAGTAAAAAGAGAAGTAGGCAAAGTTTCTAAAAATTCAAAGAATCCACATTTTAAAAACACGTATGCTGATTTAAACGCTTTAATTGATGCGGTTGAACCGATACTACTTGAAAAAGGTTTATTGATGTTACAACCTATTGCAGAGGGCAAAGTTTGTACTGTAATATTTGATGTTGAAACAGAATTAAGTATTGAGAGTTCTATTCTTTTACCGGTGTTAAGTGATCCACAAAAGTTAGGCAGTGCAATAACTTATTTTAGACGTTACACATTGCAAAGTTTATTGAGTTTACAAGCTGAAGACGATGACGCAAACAAGGCCAGTAAAAAAGAGCTTATTTCAGACGAAAGATTTACAAACGCTTTACAAGCTATTGCAGACGGCAAGGCAACAAAACAAAGTTTAATTAACAATTTCAGTTTAACCGCTAATCAATTAGCACAATTAAAATAATCATGAGTAGAAGTAGTAGAGAATATTTTGACCAAATGGAAAACCAAATAGAAAACAATTTAGACATCGATAGAGATGCAGAGGCACACGGTTGGGCAAACGCTCAACCAAACGCTAACTTTGACTTAGTAGTAGCAAAGGATAGTTTAATACCAACGGTTGAAAGCACAATACAAACTTTGATAAACGGAGTTGAAGATGGCGAAGTAACAGCCCTAGATGTATTCGCTACATTTAAAAAACTTGAGAAAATCTTTGACGAAGCCAAACGCAAAGTTGAAAGCCTTGCAATGTACGAAGCGACAAAATACGATAAGACTTTTATCATTGCTGGTGTAGAATTCACATCAAAAGAGGGTAGCAAGTTATTGAACTACGACGAAGATTTTTTAATACGTGAATTAACTTTGCAAATTAAACAACGCCAGGAATTAATTAAGGTCGCTACAGCATCAAAGGAGGCGATATACGATGCAAACGGTATTGAAGTAACTAAAGTATCTTTAAAGCCAACAAAAAGCAGTTTAACAGTTAAATTTAAAAACAAGTAATATGAATATCAAAGGTAAAATTAAAGTGATTAACGCTACAAATGTAGTGAGTGATAAATTCTCAAAGCGTGAGTTTGTATTGACTGAAAATTCTAGTCAGTACCCACAAGATTTATTAATCCAATTAACTCAGGATAAATGCAGTTTAATTGACGGGTTTAATGTAGGCCAAGAAGTAGAGGTTGAAATCAATTTGCGAGGCCGTGAATGGATTAATCCACAAGGAGAGGCAAAGTACTTCAACACAATTGAAGCGTGGAAAATTAATGGCTCAACTACTCAAGCTGTAGCGCCTAAAAAAATGGGTAACATTGAAGAGAATTTTCAGGAAGAAGCGATCAGGAACATGCAGGAAGATGATGACGATTTACCATTTTAGAATTAAAAAAAACAAGGGGATGCGCATCTTTAACGCATATTAATTTTAAAAGTTATGAAGTTTGTATTTTCAAAAAGTAATTCAATTCTAGATATTCCAATTCTTAAATTAAAACAAGATAAAGAAGAGTGTTTATTTTTTATAGAGGGTTGTATTTCTGAATCAAATAATGATAAAGGTTTAGTTTATGTTGTATTTTTAAAATTTGAAAATGAAAATGTACATGAAGTTGAACAAAGAACAATTTTAGTAAGTACTGATGAAATAGATATTAGTTTTTTTATTGATAATTGCTTAGATTGTTCAAATTGGCAAGATTTAACTTTGTATGTTTTTGAGTTTATAAGCTACAAAGAAGCTTTTGAATATTGTTTAGATTTACAAGAAGGTTTTTGATTAAAAATAATAAATAAAAATGAGAATAAAATACGTATATGAATTAAGCAATATTTCTTCGGAAGTTGCTAGGGTAATTCAAAACCACATTGTAAGAACAAATGACACCCCGACAGGCTTTGCAGTCAAAGTTGGGGTGCACCCCCTCCAGATGTTAGGGTTTTTAAGGGGGGAACGAGGTTTAAATATTAGTACTGTAGAAAAGATTGGCAGAAAAATTAACGAAATTAAAAACCAAAAACTATGAAAGATTCATTATTTATTTTAACTGTTTTTTTAACATTTACGATTTTAGCAATTACAATTATCAAAGCGGATAGAAAGCATAGATACGAAATCAAATACTTGCGTGGCTGGTGGGTAATTAGAGATGTAAAAACTAAAACAGTATTTAGAAGATTCAGCACAAATGAAGAAGCGATTGAATGGTTTAACGAAAATTGTTTGTAAGATGAAAAAGGGTATAGAGTGGTTTGCTTATTTAAGTGAACAAGAGCAAAAGGAGTTTAGGGAGAATTGTAAGGATTTTCACGAATACATAAAAATAGAATATTTTAGTTTTAGAGCTTTTATTTCACTTTCATTTGATTGGATTGATACACCGCAAGGTAACGACTATTGGATGGAAATTTCTAATCGTGAAGTACAATGATCAGCGAAGCACAATTACAATCATTGGACTTTGAGTTTAATGAAATACTTGAAATGTGGGAATTTGAAGAGATTTCAATGTGTATTGATGGACAAAGTTATTCTGTTTTACTAAACGACTTTGAATTGTACGGTATTCGAGATGTAAGAGATTTACGAAAATTAATTGAGTTAGTTTATGGAAGCTAAAATAAAAGCACTAGAGTTAATGCAAAGGTTTAACGAGCCTACTATGCAATGGGACGAACTAGATGGATTTATAGCAAACAAATACGCTGCTAAAACATGCGCATTGATTTTATGCGATGAGTTAATAGAATTTGAAAAACAAATTATTTTGCGATTAGAAAAAGACACACATTTAAAAGGTGGGGTATTAATAGTTAAAAATTTACTTTGGGAACAAGTTAAAAAAGAAATCGAAAAATTATGAGAAAATTTAACAGAAACGAACCGCTTGGTAAAAACTTTGAGCGAATGATTTTCGGGGTGGCAATAGTTGTTATTTTTGCAATAGTTGCTAAATGTATCGGAGTAATGCCGAAATAAATTGTCCAGTTTATTAGTTAAAAAACATGACAAAAACAATCATTTTAAAATAAAGTTGTACATTTGAATAAATATTTTATACTTTGAGCGAACTTTTAAAACTTGTTTCAGAAAAGCATAACGATTGGATAAGGATTGTTAGGTCGTTTGGCGAAGTAGATTTTCATGAAGATATAGTTCAGGAAATGTATCTAAAAGTTCACGCACACAAAGACAAAGATGTATGGATTAGGAATGATAAATTAAACGTTTCCTATATTTATTCAATACTTCATAACTTATTTTACGATTTACAAAGAAGCAAAAGCAAAGTTTTAAAAGTTGGGGTTGAAGTTTTAGAAAATTTTAGCGACAATGATTTAAACTTTGATATTGAAAAGAATGAGCTGAATAAAATAATTGATAGCGAAATTCAAAGCTGGGACTTTTACGATCAAAAACTTTATGAAGTTTACACGATTCACGAAAAGTCAATTAGAAAAATACACAAAGCAACTGGAATAAGTGTAAGGAGTATTCACACAACTTTGACAAACTGCAAAAATAGAATAGTTGAACGAGTTAACAACGAAATGAAATGAAAGAAATATTGAATATTTTAAACGATGCAATCATTAATTTACATAAGGATATTGCACAATACAAAGATTCAAGTAAAACTTTGTGGAAATCAAATGAGCGTTTATATGAAGAAAATAGAATGCTTAGAAATGATTTAAAAGAATTAAGTCAAATGTATGAAGAATTAAAAAATAAGAAATAATGGATAAAGGATATAAAAAATCAGTTGATTTGTGGATTGAATCTCAAGAATTACTAATTAAAGAATTAGAATTAAAAGTTGATTTTACAATGCAAAATATTGTTATAAGTCAAAAAGTATTGCAAAATGCAAGTGAATCACTTATGCACGAAATAAAGCAATTAAACGAATATATTAAAAATAAGAAATAATGGGAAGACCAAGAAAAAAAGCACAAGGATTAGGAGATACAGTTGAAAACGTTTTAGAAGCAACTGGAATAGCAAAAGTAGCGAAGTTTATATTGGGGGAAGATTGTGGATGCCAGGAACGAAAAGCAAAGTTAAATAATTTGTTTCCGTACTCAAAACCACTTTGTCTTGAAGAAAGTGAATATAACTATTTACACGAATTTTTTAAGAAGCCAGTTACAACTTTAAAACCTAGTGAGCAAAACGAATTGTTAAGGATGTATAAACGAGTTTTTAATTCAAAACAAGAAGCAACTAATTGTACTTCATGTTGGATAAAAATTATTGATGAGCTAAAAACAGTTTACAACGAATATAAAGATTAATGAATAGCGTTAAGACTAAAATTTCAGAAATTAAGCTGAATACTAATAATCCTAGATTAATAAAGGACGATAAATTTGAAAAATTAGTACAGTCAATCAAAGACTTTCCTGAAATGTTAGATATTCGACCAATAGTAGTAAACGCTGATATGGTTATTTTGGGTGGTAACATGCGATTTAAAGCGTGTAAAGAAGCAGGATTAAAAGAAGTACCGATTATAGTTGCTGATAACCTTACAGAGGAACAACAAAGGGAATTTTTGATAAAAGATAATACAAGCGGTGGAGAATGGGACTTTGAAATGTTAGCGAATGAATGGGACGTTGAACAGTTAGATGCTTGGGGTTTGGATATTCCTAATTTTGATACAGACGAAGTACTCGAAGCTGAAGAGGATGATTTTGACGGAACATTACCTGCAGAACCGATTACAGTTTTAGGAGATTTATATGAAATTGGAGAACATCGTTTGCTTTGTGGGGATAGTACAGATAGCGACCAAGTGGCAAAGTTAATGAATGGACAAAAAGCTGATATGGTTTTTACAGATCCGCCTTATTCAATAACAACGCAAGGCGGTGGAGTTTTACAAAAGCATTTTACAAAAACAGCAGAAAGGATTAAAGACATAGTAGATTTTAAACCTAAAGAATGGTTACAAACTTTGCCCTTATATTTTAACGGAAACATGAATTGCTTTATATTTTGCAATAAAGACTTGATTCCAGATTATTTAAATTTTGCAAAAGAAAATAAATACAATTTTAATATATTAGTTTGGTGTAAAAAACAAGTAGTACCATTTACTGGAGGTCATCATTATTCAGATGTTGAATATATTATTTATTTAAGTAAAAATCCAATATTTAACAATGGATTAAAAGATGTTGAATATAGAAAATATTTTGTTTTAGACAATGAAAAAAGCAAAGACCATCCAACTATAAAACCACTTGAAATAATATCAAACGAAATACAAATAGCAAGTAATAAAAATGGAATTGTTGCAGAATGTTTTGCAGGATCAGGTTCAACTATGTTAGCATCACACCAACTAAAACGCAAATGTTACGGAATGGAATTAGATCCGAAGTATTGCGATGTAATTGTAAAGCGAATGGTTAAACTAGATTCTACATTAATAGTCAAAAGAAACGGAGTAGTAACTAAAGACTTTGAATAATGGCATATAAAACAGAGGACTTGTTTAATACTGCAATTGAACAGATAAACAAAAATAAACTATTTTTTATTGAGGATATTATCGCTTATTTGCCTTGCAGAAAATCTACATTTTACGATCATTTTCCGAACGATTCGGACAACTATAAAAGGATGTTTGAAGCTTTAGAGAAAAACCGTACAGAATTAAAAGTTTCAATGCGTTCAAAATGGTATAAGTCAAACGCTCCAGCACTTCAAATGGCTTTGATGAAATTGATAGCAACTCCAGATGAATTAAAGAAACTATCAATGCAGTATATTGAAAGCGAAAATAAAAATACGAACTTCGATATTTCAAATATTTATGATAAAGAAGCACAAGAAGAATTGGAATAAGTTAGGAAATCAAACGAGGTACTTTGTTATAACTGGTGGACGTGGAAGCGGAAAATCATTTGAGGTTGGTAGGTTTACCAGCCTTTTGTCATTTGAGGTAGGACATAGGATTTTATTCACAAGGCAAACAATGACTTCAGCGCACCTTTCAATCATTCCTGAATTTAAAGAAAAGATTGAATTGTTAAACCTGAATGGAAACTTTGAAATAAGAAAATCGGAAATATTAAATACGCAGTCAGGAAGCGAAATAATATTTAGAGGTATTAAAACAAGTTCGGGCGATCAAACGGCAAACTTAAAATCTTTGCAAGGTGTAACGACGTGGATTGTTGACGAAGCTGAAGAGCTAACAGATGAAAATACTTTCGATAAAATTAACCTTTCGATTAGGCAAAAGGGAAAACAAAACAGAGTTATTTTAATTTTAAATCCTGCAACAAAAGAACACTGGATTTATAAAAAGTTTTTTGAAGAGAAAGGAGTTAGTGAGGGGTTTAATGGAATCAAAGACGATGTTACATACATACATACAACGTACTTAGATAACATTGATAATTTAGATAATTCATTTATAAATGAAGTTGAACGAATTAAACAAAACAATCCAACTAAATACAAGCATCAAATATTAGGGGGTTGGCTAGACAAAGCAGAGGGTGTAATATTTACTAATTGGTCTATTGGAAAGTTTGAGAATGTAGGTACTTCGGTATTCGGTCAAGATTTTGGATTTAGTAATGATCCGACTACATTAGTTGAAACTTCGATTGACAAAGCAAACAAGAAAATTTACTGCAAATTACATTATTATAAAACACACCTTACAACGAGCGATATTTTACAACTGAATACAAACTATGCTAATCGCAATTTAATTGTAGCAGATAGCGCAGAACCACGTTTAATTGCAGAACTACAAACAAAGCTTAATATAGTTGGAGCAGTCAAAGGACCAGACTCAGTAATTTACGGAATATCTTTACTTCAGGATTACGAATTAATTATAGATCCTGAAAGTATTGAAATCATAAAAGAGTTAAACAACTACTGTTGGTTGGAGCGTAAAAGTAAAACACCAATAGACATGTATAATCACACGATTGACAGTATCAGATATAGTGTAAGCTATCAATTAAGCGGTGGATTGAGTTCTAAGGTTTACGTTTACTAAGGGATACATAAAAACAAAATAAAAGTCTATTTAATATGAAGATTGAAATTAATTTACCAAGTGATTTAAGCGAAGTTTCGTTATTGCAGTACCAGGAGTTCCTAAAAGCAACTGAAAATAATACAGACGAAGAGTTTTTATCTCAAAAAATAGTTTCTTTGTTTTGCAATATTCCTATGCAGAACGTACAATTTATGAAGTTTACCGATGTTGCTGATATTGTTACGCACATGGTTAATCTATTCAATACCGATAAACACAAATTTGTAAACCGTTTCTTTATTGGTAAAACAGAGTTTGGATTTATTCCGAATTTAGAAACAATTAGCACTGGAGAATATATTGATCTAGAGAATAATTTAAAAGATAATAAGGACTTGCATAAAGCAATGGCTGTAATGTTTAGGCCTATTGTAAAGAACAAAAAAGATTATTACGATATAGAACCATATCAAGGCTCAAACACTTATGCAGAAGTAATGAAAAGCGCACCGTTGAATGTTGTACTAGGTGCAAAGGTTTTTTTTTGGAGTTTAGAAGTAGAATTATTGAAGCATTCCCTAGTTTATTTGGACAAACTGATGCAAACGAAAACGATGACTTCAGCATTGAAACACAATTCTCAACTAAGTGGGGATGGTATATCTCAATCGATAAACTCGCTAACGGAGATGTTAGAAGATTTGACGAAATTACGGAATTACAACTTCTTAAATGTTTAGCCAAATTAGATTTTGAAAGTGATAAAGCAAAAGTAGAACAGGCACAATGGAAGAAAGCAAAAGGTTAATTGAAGTACGCAAAGAACTGGAAAAGTTTAAAAACGCTGTTATTAAGGAAAGCAGAAATAACCTTAAAAATATGCGTAAAGATACTTTTGGTAAATTGTCAAAATCTTTGCGTGGCCAGGTTAAGGTTTCTAAAAATTCTTTTGAGTTTGATTTCATGATGGAAGAATACGGAATTTATCAAGACAAAGGAGTTTCAGGAATAAAAAAGAAATACAATACACCGCATAAGTATACGAATAAAATGCCACCAACAAAGGCACTAGATAAATGGATTGTTAAAAAAGGAATTGCACCAAGAGATGACAAAGGAAAGTTTACTTCGAGGGAGGGTTTAAAATTTGCAATAGCGAGAAAGATTTACATTAACGGAATAAAACCAAGTTTATTTTTTACAAAACCATTTGAGAAATATTATAAAAGATTACCAAGCCAACTGATAACAAAGTACGGTTTAGATTTAGATAAATTTATAGAATTTTCATTAAAAGATTTAAAATAATGCCATTAACTATTATTAATTCAAGAAGTCCATTCTTTGTATTTATTGAAGAAGCAGGAATAACAAATAGCGAAATATATCTTTACCTTTGGAACGGTTACGGTAGCGCACCCGCAAATCCTACTTACATACTTTCAAAGGCGGCAACATCTCAAGCCAGTACAATTAGGTACAATATTTCCCCTTACATTAGTGAGTTTATAGACCATGCAGTCAGGCAAAATTTATACGATGAGAATGCTTATGCAACACCAATAGAACAATGGTGCAACGTAAAAATAGATACCTATGCAGACGGAGATTTATTAGATTCAAAGGAATATTTGGGGGTTGTTGGTTACGGTTATTATAACGAATATGCAAACCCATATAATGGACCTTATTTATTATCTCAAACAACTTATTACTATCCTTACAATATTACAGTTGATCCTGCAGGAAACGAACTTAGGCAAGTAGGACAATTAACTATTCAGCCAAATACTGGAGATTATGTTAGGTACACTAATTTAAATACAAATGATGGTTTTATATTAGCTTTAGATAGTTCAAATGTTTTTGAAGATGTTTCAAATGTAATTCCTGATAATATTGCAGACGGAAACATTTTAGCAGTTTACGATGCGAGTGATAATCGTTTGGCTGAATATATTTTCAAACCATTAGATGAGTGCTATTACAATCCAGTAACGATTGACTTTGTAAATAAGTTCGGAGCGTGGCAAAGGACATTCATGTTTAAGGCAAGTTATAAGAGTTTAGAAGTTGCAACAACGGAATATAATTTGATGCAATCAGACGTATTAGGTTACGATATTTTAGAGGGGCAAAGACAAACTTTTAACACTAACGGAGTTGATAAGATAAAGACAAATAGTGGTTGGGTTAATGCTGATTACGCTGAAGTTTTACGACAATTAATGTTAAGCGAAAGAGTTTTAGTAAATGGAAGCCCTGCAATTTGTTTAACAAAAACCTTAGAGATTCAGGATTCTTTAAATATTAATTTGATTAACTATGTAATGGAGTTTAAATATGCATACGATGTAATTAACAATGTAATTTAATGAGAAAGGCGCAAATTTATATTGAGGGGCAAAGATTAGAATTGTTTGAAGACGAACAAATAAAAGTACAATCAAGCGTTCAAGATGTTTTTAATATTGATAGTACAAAAACTGATTTCACGCAGTCGTTTACTATTCCTGCAAGTGAAAACAATAATAAAATAATGCACCACTTTTATAACAACGATGTTGATTTTTATGAGGGTGTGCAATTAAATTATAATATAAGACGTAATGCAAATATTGAGATTGATTTAATACCTTTCAAGACTGGAAAAATACAACTTGAAAAAGCTAATTTAATAAATGGTCAGCCACAAAATTACCAACTTGCATTTTATGGCGATTTGGTTTCTTTAAAAGATATTTTTGGCGAAGTAAAAATTAACGAATTAGATTATACTGATTATTCGCATGTTTACAATGAAACAGAGGTAATAAAAAGAACTGTAGATAACACAGCTTACGATGTACGTTACCCTTTGATTAGTTCATCTAGGGTTTGGGATTATGCAGGACCAAACAATAGTAATAATATAAACCACAACAACGGTGCAATTAATGCAAGTGAGTTATTTCCTGCTATTCGTATAAGCTCAATATTTACAGAAATACAAAACTACTTTGGTATTGTTTTAGATTCGTTATTTAGTCAAACAAAAAACTTTTACAATGCTTATTTATA